ACGTTATAAAAAACCACCCCGAAATATTAAGAAAATTACTAATGTGTGTGGTAAATTAAAGAACGTCGCGTCGGGGTGGGTGGTTCTTAGCTTAAAATAAAATAACCTAGATTAATAACCTCTCTTTCTATTGCGTTGTAAAAAGTTATATCCATATCATATTCGCTTCTTACGTTTAATTCTTCACATTCAATAAAAACAGACCAAACATTATAGTCTTTTAATTTTGTTTGAAGTTCTTCGCTAAGTTGTGATAATAAGTTTTCCATTTCGTTGTGTTTTTTGATAAATCAAATATAAGTCAATTAAACGTACTGAACAAAAATATTCATTAAATAACGCTTATTTAAAATCATTCCAAATAAAAAAGGTCGAACCAATTACGATCCGACCCTTTTCCTACTATGTTAAACCTACTTTGCTAAGTTCTTAAGCGTCTAACTCTGCCTTGTGGATTGCTCCTGGTAAAGTTACCGCGTCTCTGTTGTAAGCTGTAATGAACGCCACGTCTGTTGAGAAAATAAAAGTTTCCTTAACCGATGCGGATAAGTAATCTTGCGATCCACCTACTGCCGCTTCGTTGTCCGAACATTCTTTCGAGTATCTTAACGCCATCTCTAAATCAACAATTGGATATCTGAAAATATCGAACCAGTTGTTTTCGTTAATGATCTCGTTATTTAATGCGTCCGGAATGTTTCTGTTCATTGTTGCCAATGACCCTTTTGGCATACAGTATAAAGTTGATTCTTTACCTCCCGCAGTGTTAACCGCTACTCTGTTCGAGTAACCGAAATCGAATTGACCGAATTGGAACATTGAGTTCGTTCCGTTTTGCGTCCCTTGATTTAAGTATTGGTTCACTGTTGATTGTAAAGTTGTCGACCCGATAACGTTGTAACGTCCTTCGAAGTCGTCCCCTTGCATAATAACACCTAAGTCGTTAAAGAAAAATTGCTTTTGTGCCGATGATACATCTACCGCATCACCAACTAAAGCTCCGTATTTTCCACTCACTCCGATAAATGGCGATTCCATTACTACAGTTTTATCCGCTTCTAACTTTGTGATTGCCGCGTTATCTAAAGTTTCAGCGAATTTCTTCCCGTATCTTTTGATCTTTCTTTCGAAATCTGCCATGTAGCTAATTTCGTTGTTAGCATACTGACCAGGAATCATTGTAAATCCAAATTGGTACGTTGCGAAAGTAACTGTTACTAAGTTCGAAGTCGACTCGTCGTCTCCGATAGTACAACTTCTTACGTTTGTAATTGTTACGTCCTCCCCGTCGATTACTGGGATTTCTAAACTGTTACCGATTGACATTCCCGCTTTTTCTAAAATGTCCGCTGTTACGATTGATTCAGGATCTGTTGTGTCGTCCACGAATTTCGCCCATGCACCATAGTTCGATAATCTATCTTCGTACTTGTCAAGGCTTCCCTCATATTGGGATCTAATCGCTTGTAATCTAGTGTTTACTAAACTCATTTTGATTTAATTTTAAAATTTATAATTTAATTTAATTCCGCCGATTTGTTTACCCTTGACAATTTTCGGACTTCTTTGTTTGCTAAAATAAACATTTTTAGTTAAATGGCAACCCTTTCGAATTTTCAGCGAATAGCTTATCGGCTTCGCTCGCCCATTCTTTTGATCCCTTCTTTAATCCTTTAGAGATTAGTTCTTTTGTAATCGCTTCATTTAATTGCACTTGAGTTTTTGCTGTTGCAATTGTCGCGGGTACATTCGCCCTATTTGGATTGTTTGGATCAACATTCTTTGGATCAACTCCACCGCCGTTAGATGGTGTTTTCTTTGCTAATACCGAAGCCAACTTCATTTTTAAAATTCCGTTTGCGTCCATTTTCGCTAAAGATGTTTTATCCAAAATTGGTTGGTCACCTTCGTAAAATGTTACCGTTCCATCCTCCATTACTTTCGCGTCTGATACAAGTTTCGAAACGATGCCATCAACAAAATTGTTTCTTAAATCCTCCGGCAAATCTGTATTAAACTCGAACCCGCTCATTGCTTTATTAATCAACGATTCGATTGTCCCTTTTCTGATTTTGCCTTTGTATCCGTCAACCTCTGCCAATAATTCCGAAATCCTGGTTTCCGAATCTGATTGTAATTTTTCATACAACCCCTTGAAATGCTCCGACCCCGCGTTCGCCTCGATTGCCTCTTTAAGCTTTGCTATTTCGGAATCCTTTGTCTCAATTAATTTTGGGTCCGAACCTTCCTTCAATTTCTGAACTTGTTCTTTCCAAAACGTGTAAGACTTAACGCCTTGCGGTTTCTCAACTCCTAAAACTTCTTTGAAGTCGTTATCATAACCACCGTGGACCTTTCCGATTTCGTCCCCGATTTTAGAGTCCCAAAAGTTTTGTGCGTGGTTGTTTAATAATGTTTGGACCTCTTCTGAATTTCTGTAATTCTCTAAGAATTGTCCTTTTAATTCTGCGTTGCTCTCAAACGCCTCGTTTATTTGTTCAATGGTTAAATCGCTCATAAATTACTCTTTTTTATGATTTATAATTAATGTTTATTTATGCTTCTTCGTCTGCTTTTGGTTCGTCCGCTTTCTTCTTTGGTGTGGCCTTTTTCTTTACCGGAGCCTTAACAGTCGGGTCGTGTAAAATGAATAAGTTTTTATATCCTAGTAACGCCATTGTGTTGGCTTTACTTCCTTTTGTTGACTTCCCAACAATCTTAGTGATATAATCCGTCTCGTTCATTTTAATAATAGTCGCTCGGTCGTCATATCGTTGCGCCGCTCTTCTATGTACTTTCTCAACTAAAAATAAGTGGTAAAACGATTCGTCCACTTTGTTGATCTCTTGCGGTACTTCTACATCGAATCCGCTTGCTTGCTTTTGGCACTCAGCCAATTTACTTGGTTTCATCTTCTCCATTTGTTGGATTGTTTATGGTTATGTAACTCGTTAATATTTCATTTATTCTATCGATCTTAACGTCGAAGTCTAATTCCCTACCGAAGTCGATCACGTTAGATTGTTCGCGTTCAAATCTTGCAATAAAGTTATTAAATCTCGATTTAACTGCAAAATCCCTGTTATCCATCGTGCCATCGTTGCGCATATCTCTACACTCAGCAACTGTTTTATGTGGCTCAGGATTTAAGTTGTAAAGGATCCACGCCCTTTCGATTCGGTCGTCGTTCCCCTTGTATTTAGTAACTAATATTTGTCTGTAAATCTGATCGATTTCCTCGTCGGGCTCTCCGTTTTTCTTCGCTTGCTCATACTCGGCCATTAATTGCTCAACCGATTTTAAGAAGAATTGGTCACCATAAAAAACAACCGAACTTAAAAACGCGTCACCATACATTAACCTAGCAACCGTATCGTTCGCAAATTTGTGGACCGCCTCGAAACTACTAGCAATGTTTAACAAAATGTTTTGTCTCGATTCGAATGATCCGAATACTTGCGTTTCGTTTACTGCTTTTTCGTCCAATACACGCCCACGCGTTCCGATAGTTACTTCGCGAATAATCTCAGCATATTCAACTAACTTTTGCTTAACATACTCTAACGACTTTGTATCAGGCGCGATTATATTAACCGGATTAGTTAAATTCGGGTCGTCGCTTGTTTGTGGTGCGGGAATCTCAAAGATTGTACCTGGTCCGATTTCTTCCGATTCGCTACACGCGGGACATTTAACGTTTTTCGTTTTAGTGTATTCTACCCCGTCCTCGTAATAACTGTATTCCTCCGAAATGAATCCGTTGTCACAATCTTTAAACGTACATAATTCCTCGTATGTTGTGATAATTGGGAATGTTCCGTATAAATCGGCATACTCCTTAAAAGTGTCCTCGATTAAGTATTTATCTAATCGACCTAAAACGTCAGTAATTGGAGATTTTTTCTCAACCGTATTAGTCCCCTTCATATTCTTATTCCAAAAATATGACGCCGGGCAATACCCTAAATTATGCGGATTGTCGACTAATGGCTCACCAACTATCTTGGATCCGTCCCACTCGTAGACTCTGTAACTCTCTGAATCGTAAAACGCAACATTTGTTTTATCGTCCTCAGTTTTGCCCGATTCGAAAAGAACATATTCGATTTTACCTTCTTTATCCGACTTTACATCGATAACCCTGGAAATGTCTACGAAATAATAGTATGGATTCCCGTCCCCCTCCGACGGCATATCGACAACTAAAATAGAATTGATACTATACTTTAATTGCTCGAATCCAAGTGTTTTAAAAAACTTTCGGTCCTTTAATTCTTTATTTAAATATGATTTAAACTCGTTAGCAAAATCGGGATTGCTAAACTCATAGTTAAAGAAAGGATTTTGACCCTCGAAAATTCTAAAATATTCTTGGAAAACATCTTGGGTGATTTCAAGCGATACAACTGGCAACCTTAACAACTGGACAAAACGATCGTACTTGTCCGACGTTAGAAAACTTTCAACCCATGCTAATAACTCAACATAAGCGGGATTTTTACGAATGTTGTCTATCTCAGTTTCGCCATGTAATCTAAGACGGTCTTGATGTCTTGCGGCGTTTGCGAGTAGTTGTTTTTGTGGCTTTTTTTCCAGTAGGCTCTGAACCTGACTTTTTTCTAATTGCATTGTCTACAAATTCAAATTCCGAATCGCTTGGGATACTCCAAACACTATTTTTTAAAGATAAAAGACGCAAAGCGTGTCCAATCGTAAATGATTGAACGCGCCCGCCTTTTTCTATTAATTCAATTGATTTCATCTATTATAAATCAGTTAATGGATCAAAATCAGATGGCTCAACAATAGCTTGATACTTTGACCAATCTTTTTTCAAGTTGAAAGAAGTTGCGTTAGTATCGTTAGTTGCGAAACCTTCGTTATTTGTATCACCTACGAAAAACGATGAAATTGGGAAACCTTCGTATTCTCCTGTTGTTTTTTCTTGCGCGATGATTTTACCATCCTCGTTAAAGAAATAAACAACTAAACCTGTTTCACATCTTAACGCGAATAAAGCTTGCTTAACTTCCGCTGATAAAGATTTGAACATACCAGTAAATTGAGACGGGTTAACACCTACTAACTCAGACTCACCGTTTAATGTTGTGTTATCTCCACCACCGTTTGTTATCGCTTCACCCGCTGTTATAATCGATTCGTGAACAAATGGAGTTACGACGATATGAGTGTTATCAACTGCGGCCAATCTTGTTTGCCAGTCAGCTAACAACGTAATATCGTTACCCGCTGTTCCGTCGAATTTGTCACCCGCTCTTTGTAATGCGAATTTTTGAATTTGGTTAATGTTCTCCGGGCAAGTTTGAGCCGGAATGTCCCCGATTGAAGTTGGATTCGGGCATTGACATGATAAAGACATAATTTATTGCTTTTAAAAGTTTAAAAATATATCCGTTTTCGTTTCTACCCTTAAAACCGAATCGGTGTTGTTTGTAAATATACAATTTTTTTGATATACAAAAAACGGGGCGAACCCGATCGAAGTTACACCCCGAAACCATAAACAAACTTTTTAGTTTAGGTTTACGGTTTCAAATGTATTTAAAATTTGTAAATGTTCGGTTATTTCTTCAAAAGATAATTGGACCGTAACGGGAAAATCCATGTATCGAAGCATAAGGACCGATCCAAATTGGTCGCGCTCATGGAACACATACAACGATAAATTAAATCCAAAATCCTCCCAATGCTCGCCCTCTTCGGTTACGACTAAAATCTTTGTGGTTATAAACATATTTTAATTTCTTCGTTTGATTCCTTTGCGTTCTTGTCGGTTCATTCCAATTTTATCAAAACATACGTATCGAACCGCGTCTATCCCATGATTGTAGTTATCAATCGGTTTGTTTAGATAGTCACCGTCTTTCGTTTTCATCCATTGGTAATTGCTGAACTCCTCTATTAAGTTAACGCTTTTTTTGTGGATATTTATTTTATATCGTTTCAAAATATCAATTCCATTGGTTATCGAATCAGGTCCTTTTTTTACACCTCGGCACGCTCTAAAACCTCCTCGTTTGATTGTCGCGATCGATTTCGGTTCGGCACTATCCGCGATAACATCATCCAATTGTCTTATTCCAATATCTTTGAACCTGGTTATAATATCCTCGTTCGTCATTCCTGTTTCGAAACATTTCTCCTCTAACCATAACTCCCCGCCTTGATAAACAACTTTTATTATCGTTGTCGGATCGTTCGTAAATCC